TTTGTATTTTGACCAACGATTAATCAGCGATGATGTGCCAATGTTAAATAGCGACCAATCAGCAGAATATCCAAGATTAGTCCTGACTGCGCTTAATGCCAAATTTGTAGTTGCCAGTGCCATTTTAAGCAATTAACTCTTTTTTAGCATATTTGCCATGTTTTATATGAGATTTACTCATATTTATTCTTGCTTTAAAAGAGGGACTTTGTTTATGTTTACCCATAGCAGGCTTACTCATTTTTAATTTTGTTTCATCAGACATTTTAACAATTCCTTTATTTTCATATTAAACTCCGTAACAAATTACATCACCTTTAACTGTTAATGTACCAGAAGAAGATAATTTTTTTTGCCAAGTACCATTATAACTCCAATAATATTCCGTTGTACCATTTGGAACTTGTAACCAATAATTGGCCTCAGTCGAATCATAATGAATAATATTATTACCTGCTCTAATCCCCAGTTCTCCAAATAATGTGAGTTTCTGACTTCCGGCAGTGCCTCCAATAATGACATTATGACTTGTAAGAATAGTTATGGCAGATGTATTTCCGACATCTGCTGAAATCATTATTTTCCCGCCTTCACTCCTTAGTGCAATATCACCGCCTACCGAGCCATTAATTAAAAAATTAGTACCATAAGCAGCTCCTATATATCCCTTTGTAACATCAGATAAACTAAACGTAATTGCAGAATTAGCCGTGCTGCTATTAAGATTTAATAATTGAGATTTAGTTGTAGTACCGATACTAACCTGACCTGTAAACGTAGGATTTGTAAACATTGTAGCCTTACTCTCATTAGTCACATTACCAAGTCCTACATCTGATGATACTAATGCAAGAGCCGTTTTAAAATTTGCTGCATTCAAAGCACTAACAGAATTATTAGCATTGAGACGGATGAAAGTAATCGCTCCGGGATTGGCCAGAGTAATCAGATTATTTCCTACTGTTGTATTTACCAGTGAAGTTCCCCATGCCGTACCTGTTGAAAGAGCAATACCAGATGCAGGATAAGTAGATGAAAGTATAATACTGGAGTTTGTCGGAGTTGCCGCTGCAGGCACTGTCCATGCCCCCTTTGCATTTAAAAAATAACTTGCACCAGCGTTATTAGCACCAGGAACCATGCCTTTTATAGGAGACGACGTACTGAATAATGCTCCTTTTGTAATTATTGAAGCGGCCTTAATAAGCCTATCTTGTAGAGTATGCGGTACAACCGGATTTGCTAAAACGACTTTTATCTTATAAGGATTAACCAGCGGGTATTCAATACTCGAAATTCTGATTAACTTATTAATTGAAAGTGCTGAATCAATTATAGTAACCCTGTTGCCTGCTTTTAAAGATATATTATTCAGTTTTGCATCCTTTGGGTCGATCTCTAAAGTATATAATACATGAGGAGCACAGTTTTCATTCAGGTATCTTTGCGTAGCGGCCTGTAATGTGGCCTCTGCCGTGTCGATATACGTTTGAGGCATTATTATATTAACAAGTGTATAAGTATCCCCAATTACAGGCAGATGAGTTGCATTCGGCTGTATATATCCATCAGAATCAGTAAATGATTCTATATAAATTCGTTTTGTAGTATAATCAAAGTGCGAGATTTCACACTGTACCCCGGAAAGGACACCTGATTTAAAGACCACTGATGCCGTTTGTCCTGAGATATTATAATCATTTATATCAAAGTTAATTGAGGTATCTTCAATAAAACTTGTTTCCGGATTTAAATCCGTACCTGTCCCTCCGGCTGCATTTGCGATTAAATTATCAGCAGTTCCCGATCCTGGCGTAATTGTTGCTGCTGCAAAATCTACACCCGGCACAGCAGCCATAAATAATATTTCTGAATTGGAAATTCTTGTCAGCGTAACGGCCCCAAAATCATTCTGATGGTCAAGATAAAAAGCAAGTACTGTAACTGATACACTTGTATTCCAAACCATTGTTTCAGAGTAACCGTTACATCCTACTGTACAATCTCCGGATGCATTATTTTTTGTTATCTTGTCAATCCTTGCTACCGCACCTGATCCACCGGCATCGAAATTCATTGTTACCGCTGTGATTGTTCCGGTACGTTCAGGAAATATATTATCATCCACGAAAACACCTTCAATAGTACCATATAAGGCTGATGCAGAAGGTGAATCCAGATAGCCTGATGCCGCATAACCTGATGGAGCGAAAATGAGTCTTTTATTCCCGTTTCTGTAAGTGTCCGGGATATTTGTTTGTCCTCCAAATCCGTAACACCGGGTAATGATGTTTTGATTCAAAACCTGTTCACGGGTTAATTTATAAAGTCCGTTTTCACGACCATATTCAAAACTATATCCCGAAGCCCCGGCAATAGAATCCTGTAAACTAATAACCTTATCAGTGATATCATATTCCATTTTATAAGCTTCTGCAATTTTTGAAAGAGCAGATAGACAGGATTCGTTTGTAAATTGCAAGGTCTTATCTATACCAGTTGAACAAGTACCGGAAGCCCACGTAGGATTTATTTCATTAATATTCGTAAGTATCTTACTGATAAAGTCTACAGGTGACCCATCATAACTAAAATCAGTCAACCCATTTGCGCCGTCTTTAAAAAGTTTTTTATTAAGATTATAAAGATTAGCCTGGAAATCTACATTGTATTTAAAAGTCGAATCATTGATCTTAACTACACTCGGAAGCTGATTAATAAAATAGTTCTCCCCGGTTGCTGCGCCTCCACTGGCAGGATATGTGATATAATCACCGATAGTTATGTCAAGAGCGGAAGCAGAATTATGAATGAACTCCGAAGTTATCTTATGTTCACCCATTAACTTTTTACTATAAACACACCTATCATCAATATCAACTGTAATTGGTATTGCCCTTCCGCTGCGATATATATCGATACTTATCATGTCACTGAAACTGCTATCAAACTCATTCGAAACTTTGCAATAACACCCAAATTATAAAGAAAAATATTATCAACCTTAAAGCCTGAAGTGGCAAAGCAAACTACTGTAACCCCATTCAAAACTATTGATCTGGTTCCGGCAGAAGAAAAAACTTTATAAAGAGCCTGTATCTTACTTTGAAAATCCGACAAAGAAGACCCTGTGATAAATCCATTAAATTCCAGAGTATTATTTTTGCGCTTTACTATCTGATAACCCTCTGATCCATATTTAGTGAATTGCTGCTCTTTGAGCTCAGGCAAATCATGTAATGCTTCTGCTTTGGACAAATATAGTCCAAAAGATAAAAAAGGTATTGAATCAATAGTATAAGTACTTATACCTGATGCAGGTAAAGTTCCGGTTAAGCTAACTACCGTCTCCCTGAAGGTCATTACAACACTTGCTCCTCCGTTCATGTATTCAGGTATTACCGATTTAACGTAACCCGAAGCACTATTATATGGCGTCTCGAAAATACTTAGTCCGGTTGCTGCATTAATGGCAGTATAGAAGCTACTCAAATAACCATTTATACCTGATGCAGTTCCACCAATTGAACCTGAAAAAATAATATCCCGTCCGGCAAAAAATATCTCATCAGCCAAAACCCACGGCTCCACGCCTGACTCATCGCCCCATTCATGAAAACATTCTCCTGCTCTTTCCGGCATGTTGAAACAGTTCTGAATAGCAATATTTGAACCCGGTGAATGCCCTGCCCGGATATTGTAAGTATTGTATAAATTTATGCCATCAAGTAAATATGCCATTATGCAACCTTATTTTGCTTCCGAATTATCCATGCTTTTTTCTGTGCCTCACTCATTATTTTTAATTCCGCTTCAGAATGTTTTCTTTTCTTACCAGCCTCACTTAATTTTCTTCTATGTTCATCTGACATATTTAAAGTTGCTATTCTTTTTTTATTTCTGGATTCAATGGAATCTTTTTTACCATAATTTGGGTTATTTTTACCAGAATGATTAAATCCAAACATTGGATTATCTGATCCTAATCCCTTCCCTTTATGTGAAATGCTTTTCTTTCTTCTTGTTTCAACTGAATCAGTAGGTCTTTGTTTGGCTGCTTCACTTTGTTTCTTTATGGACTCTTTTGTATGGTGTTTCCTAAAAAAGTGATTTTTTTCACCCATTAAGGATTCACTTATTTTTATTCTAGTTTCCTGCGAAGGTTCTCTGCCTTTTGCTTTTTCACTTAATATTAATTTAGTCTTTTCAGAGTGTAAAAATCCAAGAGTACTACCAGCAATTTGACAAACATTAAAATAAGGTTTTAAGGTATCAATATAAAACTGTTCTCTTATAATTAGAAATTCAGGAAAACATGGCTCGATAATTATAAATACTAAATCAGATTCACTATATTTATTAAAATGTCTTTGAAGTTGTGGTGAATGATGTTTATTGTTTCTTAATGATTTTAAATGACATCTCCATCTATCTCTAAAGTTAATAGCGCTACCAATATAACACCGTCCGGGATTTATTTGTGATTGAATTTTATATATACCTGAATATTTCATATTTAAAGATACAAATATTTTTAAAAAGAACCTACTGCTGGCTGTTTAGTATTTGAAACAATGCTTTTTAATTCTATTACGGCTAATTGTAATTGCGTTACTGTTTCTGCGGTATTTTTCTCTATACCCACAAGATGATTGACTCCCATAAGAGTATAATCTTTGCTAATACGAATATCATCTGATGTACGTCTCCATATACCGGCCAACTCCGTCCCGGTCTGCTCTGAAATCTGTCTCTGGATACCCATCGAAAGACCCTGATTTAAAACCTCTCCCCCTATATTTAATCCGCTTGTCATAGTTTCATAAGCCTCTTGGTTTTCATCTGCTATTTCTGCTATCCTTCTGGCATTTTCTTCTTTTTCAATATTAGTAATACCTCCGGTCATTGCACCCTTCAACCATTCCATGTAAGCAAGCATTTTAGGACTTGATAAAAGTGAATCTGTAAATACACTCATCACGGCATCAATTAACACCTGGTTCATATAGTCTGCAAAATCATCAACTGATGTTTTCCCTTCCTGAAATCCTTGTGCAATAACATCTGCAATAGTATTTTCTGTAATACCCCCTGTAAGAAAATCTGTTAATGCCTGTTCAGCATCTTCAATTAATCTGTTAGTCTCTTCGAGTGCATCATTAACTTCCTTTAATTTATTTTTTCCTGAACCAACCAATCCACCCAAAATACCGGTCCGATGACTTGCTATCTGAATTTCAAGTTCTTTTTGTCTCTTCTCTTGAGTTACTTTTAATTGTCTGAGATACTCAAGTTCGTCTTTTCTGGCTTGTTCCTGACCTCCTTTTCTTTCTGATAGTTCAATTAACCGTGCCTGTTCCTCAAGTAGTACATTAATATGCTCTATCTGTGATTCAAATTTCATAGCAGCAGTCGGGATATATGATATTATCCCGGCTAACATTTTACCTGCTGCGCTGGCTATTGCAGCAGGATTACCGGTAGCCATCGCAATGAAAGTATCCAGTGAACTATTTAGCAATGCCATTGACTTTTCGTCCAGTCCAATTTGTTCTCCGATCTGATAAACCAGGTCAGCAGCAGCATTAACTATATGATTCCTTAAATCTAACTGTTCTTTTAATAGTTCTATTTGATCTTTGTCATTTTCTGCAATGTCTTTCTGCATCTTCTTATACCACTCAACGCTCCCGGAAGCTAATTTAAAATTATCCGCCCCTTCTTTGCTAAATTCAGAGCCTATTGCCGGAGTCTTCCCTTTTCTTACTAAAGCCCTGTTAAGTATTGAATATCCTTTGCCGGGATCTATCTTACTAAGTATTTCATCTATTTTTTCATATTCTTTTTTAATAGCTTCGAGAGCCTCTTTTGCTTTTTGTTTCTCAGAATCATACAATTCCTTTCTTGCAGCCATTAAACTATTAGTTGCCCTCACTTGTCTCTGATCACTTTCTTTCTGCAGATTGATTTCCTCTGCAATGGCCTCCTCAAGTTTCTTCCTATCTTCATCCCTTAATTGTCCCCGTTTTTCGAGTTCAACATTCTGATTCCTTATATTCAGAATTACCCACTGCTGATGCTTAATTTCATTCTGCGCTGTCCTATTTTCCAGATCAAGAGCCTTTTGAAGTGCAGTTATTCTTACTTCTGGCTTCTTTGTATCATCAGCATAAAGTAACCTGGCCTTAACAATTTCTGCGTTAGCTTTTGCCCTTGGTACGATCATTGCACGTTCAGCATCTCCCAATTCTTGCTGTCTTCGTGTATAATTTTCAGCAGCCTCTCCGGCTTCATTCATTGATGTTGTAAGGTCATCAAAATATTTCCTTACTCCGGGAATAAAGTTTGCAGTTGTCGAAATTAATTTCAATCCATTTACAAGTCTGGTTCCCCAGGGAGTCGCCTCATCACCTTTCTCCCCGACCATTGATTTTCCTAACTTAATAAATTCACCCTGCAATACTCCAACCGCCGCCTTTAGTCCAGATATTTTTCGTTCAAGTAATTCAATCCCTTCCTGCGACCTTGTTAAAAATGATAATACAGTTTCTTTCAGTACCTTAACTACCGCCTGAACAGAAACATAAGCAAGCGCCATTCTGCCTATCTTATCTATAATTCCAGTAGAAGACTTTTCAATCTGAACATTCCCTTCAATCTGTTGTTTTTGTAATTTAGCAAGCTGCGCCTGTTCTTCTGCGAGTGCTCTCTTAACTGACTTTAATTCCCCTGCAGCAGCCATTTTACTCCGTCCCGCCGTTGCATCATCATAGGCTTTTTGAAGTCGCTTAACATCCTGCTCAATAGATTTGATGAGAGTCTTTTGCTCAGCGATAGCCTGTTTAAATGATTTGGTCATTTTATTAAGGCCCTGATCTGCCTGACTTCCGGCCTTCTCAACACCTTTTGCCCAGTCTCTGACAGTTTTATTACTGTTTCGGATAGCAGTTTCAAGCTGTACGGTATTTAACGAGGCATCAAAAATTATACTACTCATGGCTTAATATATTTTCCAAGTATTAAATTTGCCTGATCGCCGGTAATCATCTTTTTTGCTTTGTAATCCCAGTAAGGATAATCATACATTTGAAGTTGTAAAGAAATCCAAGAACTTTCCATTAATTCTTTCTCTGTTAATCCAAGTTTCACACGCATCAAAGCCAACCGGCCAAAGATAGACTCTCCTCCTATTGTTCTTCCTGTTTCACTACTGTCCGGATCATCCCTTTTGCTGAAATTATAATGTAAAAAAAAACCTCTGAATCACATTGTTTTCTGACAATATTAAATAAAGTCTGAATATCTTTTAACGGAAGTTTAAGAATAGCCCTGTAAACAATCCATTTATATTTTGTCCCTGTAGCAATAGTTATTACCTTAGCTATATAACGGATATCAGGAATGCCAGACATTAATGCCGGGAACATTTCTTGCTCTTTGTCAATCTCTTTGATCTGAGATACTTCGCCACTGATATCAATTAACTGTCTGGCTGTAATGGGTTTTATTTTTAATCTAAATCGAAACCAACCATACTTTAAAGTAAAGCGGTCTTGTGACCCCGATAGTCCAAGAATAATATTTGAAATCTGTCTCTGCATTAAGCTACTCTATTTTGATGTTTTTCATTATATGCTTTTTTACGGCCTTCAACCATTTTGCTTAATGTTTTTTCTGAATATGGATTAACCTTTCCTTTATTCCACGGTGTTTTGCCTTGATGTTTTTTAAGAGTTTCTTCTGAATATTTACTCCCTTTAGCCCAAGTATTTCTACCTTTCATCCCCTTGCTGTGATTTTCTCTTGTTTCTTCTGACATCGGAGGTCTTTTTTTGGCTGAATCACTCATCTTTTTACTTGTTTCTTTAGGGACGCCTTTTTTACCTTTATTCCATGCAGTCTTACCTTTGTGTGCCTTACTACTTTGTAGTTTAGATTCTATTGTATGATGTTTACCAAACATAGGATTATCTTCACCAAACAAACCTATATGCGAAGGCTCACCTGTAATCTTACAAATATTAAAGAATGGATTTAGAGTATCAATATAATACTGCTCTCTGACAAAAAGAAATTCAGGAAAACAAGGTTCAATAATAATTAGCACTAAGTCTATTTTCCCATACTTATCAAAATGACGTTGCAATTTTAAAGAATGATGATCTCCTTTTCTTAAAGAGTTTAAATGACGAGACCATCTATCCCTAATATTAAGGGAGCTGCCTATATAAATTCTTTCAGGATTTATAATAGACTGAATTTTATATACACCGGATAGTTTCATACCCAAAGATACAAAATAATAATTAAGATCCTCTTCGGAGGCTCTTAATTAAAATGCGCTAATCTTCCAACTACCAGTGTTATCCAATGTCATTTGAGGGAGGGCCTTGAGCTCCAAAGAAAAAAGCTTATCCCTTCCACCACCGCCGGTGATGCGAGTGATGCAGTTTGCATTATACATCTGAAGCTTATGCCCTGAATCAAGTAAAAGCTCCAATGCAAGGTTAATAGTCGTGTAGCCGGTTGCAGGAGTGTATCCGGAGGCATTGCCTGTACCACCTTTCAAGGCAGCAATATTGGCGAAGGTCATGTCATAGAACTGCATGATTGCAGAAAGTTCGCCTTCTTCTGTTTTTACGCTTCTGACAGGTGAAAACTTCTGATCAACATAGAAGTTAGTCAGAGATCCTTCTGTCTCCTCAATACTTACAGATCCCTTAACGGTATCCGGTAAGGTAGTCAGAGCGGCACCCGAAGGCATATTGCTCCCGGTTGCGGCTGTTCCGTATTTTACGGATGCTATTCCAAATAAATAAACTGCCATATTCTTAATTATTAATGTTTTTGAAACTAAATCTTAAATTTGAATAATGTTCTCCAAGTTGCTCCTCCCTTATTGTCTCCTGACTTTCAAGATCAATGAGATAACTTGTTGTAGAGACTTGTTTTAATGCTGCCAGAATTAATGCTGATCCGGCTTCCAATTTTGTGGCATCAGGGATTAACCCGATACCCGGCCCTCCGTCAATATCCTTAACGTGATAATTCACGTTGACATAACATTTTTGCATCACATTAGCATTTACCGGGAGCGAGTTGATGACCACGTATTCTGTTGCGGTTGACTTGCTGGGTTTTGTCTTTAAATATTTTGGTTTCGTTATAGACCCCAAAAGTGAGTAAACAATACCTATTATGTAATCCGTAGTCTTATAATCGCTCATGGTATAAATGTTTCTTCCATTCGTGCTGCCGTGCCTTCCTTAATGACTTCGAGTTTTTCCAAGTGTAATGCCAGATCAATCATACAAACATCTGCCTGGTAAGAAATGACATTATATCCTTTCGACTCTACATAAGAAGCGTAATTCATCCCTGCAATGAGGATCATCTGAAAACCAGTCGGTTTGATGAACTCCTGAATTGATTGTTTATTCATTGATGCAATTTCTGCAGCAGATAACCGACCTTCAGTTATTTTTCCAGCAAGTGTCCCCGGTTCCTTTCCGATAATCAATTCCCCATTATGGAAAATATAATACCCGATTGAGTTCCGAAGGTTAGCCGTTACATCTTCATATTGCCCTGCTACATGACTTTGCGCCTGTCCACGTGCATTAATAATAAATTGTTCAGCATCATTAATAAACGCATCAATAATTTGTTGATAAAGTAATCCAGCCTGTTTTTCAATATCTTTCATTGACTTAGCCTCGTTGAAATTACTCTTTAGAGCCATAGTCTTGAATTTAATTGACCATTCGAGGCACGTTTTACTTTACCCGTGATCGTACCGTTTGAAAGTGCAGTAAGAACAAAATCAGATCCTGCCGGTATGACCACTGTTGTAACAGGCATGAAAAGATCAAAAGAATAATCTATCATCACTCCATCTGCCCCTGCTATTTTCTTCCCCGTGCCGTTCACTTCTGCCCGGCATGAAAAAGTATAATCAGTTGTCTCCCCTGCAGTCCAAACTCCGCTTGCATTCTGTGAACCAGATGCAGAAGTAGTTACTACGATACTATCAGGATATTGTTGCATCAGAAACGTTGTACAAAGGTTGCCGTTTTTTTCAAAGAACTTGCTGGTATTGGATTCACTGCACTATACTTTGTATAAATACCTGCTGCCAAACTTAAAAGAGTTGTCTTATCAGCCAAACTGACCTGATACCCCCCTTCAACAACATTAGGGACAGTTACAAGTGTAGTGATCGCATCAGCATAAGCAAGATCAAAAGACTCACCACCTGAATAAATACCAGCAGAAGCAAGCCCTCTGTCCTGTAACGCAAGAATAAAAGCATTCTCAGACAAAGGATAATTCATCTTGGCTTTTATCGCTTCAAGGTTTGTCATGTCGTTTTATTAAAATAGGAGTAGGAATCCTACTCCTATTAATATATAATTAACTCCATGAAGTCGCATCAACCTTCAGGATAAATATCCCGTCCACATCGGTAAACCGGGGAAAGGCATTGGCCTGCCCTTTAGTAAATTCACCGAAAGGCTCCAACTCTGACCACTTCGATAAAAGTATATGATCTCGCTTGACCTGGATGGATTTTTTACTTACTGATTCACTGGTTTCCTCAGCTATAGGTCCGTGAAGGACGTTACCGATTTTTAGATCAGGAATAAAGGTTACATAACCATTTTTCCATGCAGCTACGTTGGTAAGTGCATGTGCATTGCTTTCAAATCTCACATTCGAGTCAACTATAACAATCTTCGGAAGAAGCCTTGATTCAAATAGATTACTCAAATCCGTAAATGTCGGAGTGGCTTTCGTGGTTGTATTACGGAGTACTGCCCATTCATTCTGTACCTGTGTTGATGCTACAAGCTCATTAAATGCTGTTCTATCGCAACACATATACTCCAAAGGATACCCGGAAGCCCTTGCATTATCTGTAAGAGTCCTGATATCAGTCATTGGAACACTACCAGATGCTTGTGACCATTGAAGAGTAACGCCTGTTTTATTCCCAGTAGGAATACCGAAATCACAAACATCTTCAGTTATGATCCCATTATTGTTTGAGGAGGTAAGAGATATCTGACCATAACTAAGTGCCTGCATAGCAAGGTACTCAGTACGTGCCATAACACCTGTATAACAGAAATCAATGTCATTAAACACGAGGTCAAGAAGTGCGCTCCTATTAATATCGCCCAAAGATAATGCTTTCAGAATGTTATAATCATTCATATCCTTTTCATCCATCTGCCTTTTAATGGCTATCTTTGGGATGTCTCCGGTTATCTTGGTGATAATTCTACGAGATTTGAGAGGCGCAGAAGAGTTATACTCGATAACATCTGCCATTACAGGATTACCACCCGACCCAGAAAGGGATTCCCATGTTAATTGAGTGGTATATTTTAAAGGGAAAAACTGTTGCCAGAAAAGTTTATTAAGGAACAGTTCACGCCGACGGTTAACGTAAGCTTCGACATTCACTTTCGTTAACTCTTTTAAAATTGATCTTTCCATTTTTTCTATTTTTTAAAAGTTAAACGAAACGAACTAAAGGAAGTAGTGCCTTAATGGTTGCATCAACAAAATAAGGCAATTGTGAAGTACGAACACGACCACGGACCAAAAGTCCACAACCGTTATTATCGTTAGTCAGATCGACAGGGTTAGTTGCAATAGCAACAGGAGAGTATCGAAATCCACCGCCATTAAATCCTGAAGTAGCATTTTCAATTACCAACCCACTTGCAGCAATAGCAATACTCAAATTACTACTGAGGTTAAGCACATCTTTCCCTGTGCCAGAAGCTACAACTGATGTGATCCTGACGCCTGATGCAGTGCCTAAACTATAACCAAGAAGATCGCCTGCTTTAAATTCATGGTTGTTATAAACTACGACATGATTAAAACCTGATGCTACCAAAGCATTGGCTAACATAGCTGTTTTCGTGAGATGATAAATCCCATCAGAGTCCACTCCAAGGAGTGCACCCTCTTTCATCCCAGTTGCTGAAGTCGGAAAATCATCTTTCTCGACCACACCGCCTCCGGGAATATCCTCAAGGATCAGCTCGACGGCTAAATTCCTTTCGGTATCTGTTGAAGAAAATGTTTGCATAATTATTATTTTTTAATTAATACTTTGCCTTGCGGCTCTTTCGGGAACTTCTCATTAAGGTAAGCATCGATTGTAGATTTCTCACTTTGCTGCCCGCCTCCCGTTGGCGGTACTGAAATAACGACCCCCTTCTCTGCCATTTCCTGTTTGAATCCGTTGTAATCGGTTTCAATAGATGCGACCAGTTGATCAATCTCGGCCTCTGATTTTGGAATCAGATTCCGACCCTTTAAATACGATGCAGGTATATCCTTTAATTTTTCATGCTTACTCACTTTTTCAGCTAATGAGGCTAAAGTCTTTTCCTGTTTTTGCTTTTCAATCTCCGCTTTAAGAGTCTCAGTTGATTCCTGTTGTTCTTTTTTAAAAGCAGTGAACCAAACAGGCTCATTCGGATCAGGATCAGCGTCTTTGTCTTTCGGAGGTCTGCCGACTTTCTTTATCGGCGTACCGTCTTCATTAAGTCCGTGTTTTTCCTGGAAATTCTTTAAAGCTGTCTTTTGTGCTTCTGTTGCTCTGCGGTCGCCTTCGATCTGAAGTTGTGTTGCAGAGAATTTGAGTGTCTCGATGATCCCGTCTGTGAATACGGTCTCAATATCTTTTTCTTCTTTTACGGTTTTGCTGAACGTATCTGCAACCCCTGATAAAAATGATTCACTGACCCCGGTTAATTTCGATTTCAGGAATGCTAAAATTTTCTCTTTCATAAAATGAATATATTTTGTTCAAAATTACGTTAAAGTATATTGTTAGTTCAATAAGATTATTTAACTTCGTCCGCATATAGACAAGCAATATGGTAATAACAGTTGAAGAGTATGCCAAAATGTTCCCCTCGAAAGGGAAAGAAGTCTCCCCAAAAACTATTATAAGACGTTGTATAAATGGTTTTTTGCCCTCACATCACCACGCAAGGAAACTACCAGGCGATCAGGGCCAATGGGTGATTGAAATAGCGGATGAAATTCCCAAAATAGTCGTAACAAAGACAGATCCACCAAAACCGGATATAAGAAGTATGAATCGGAAATATTTTAATTTTCAGTAATAAAAAAAGCCCCTCCGATATGGAGAGGCTCTTTCCGAAAAACCTGGGGGCTAATTATGAATTTCTAATTCTTTTAGTTTCTCAGGCGCAATCATTCCCTGCACTTTTGCGGTATCTAATAATCTATTAAATGAAGCAGTTTTTGCATCTCCATTTTGCTTTTTATAAAGTAATTCCTTCAAAACATATTCTGCATCATTTACCATTGGTATCTTCCAACCAGTTACAATAAAAGTTCTGTTTTTGCTTTTTGTTAATTTTCGGGATGGAATTATAGAATGACCGAGACGGGTAGCAATTTCAGATACTTGAAACATTTGCGTTTTCATCATCTTAATATAATCATACCTGAATTTCTTTACAGAATATCCCTGTCCGAAAATTGCATGACCTAAATCATCATAGGTCATAAAGGCGTTTTCTCCTTTTGTATTTGAAAGGAGTAAAGCATAAATTTGTGATGCTAAACTTAGTTTCATAATTATTATTTTTTATTGGTTTGTATAAATGTATCTATCATTGTAACTGTTTTGTTGAGATTATTAACAAGTTTCATGTGCCAGTTAATCTGTTCCCAAAATTTTGGGACGCCACCAACTTCACGATAAAGTGTAGTTAATCTTAAAAGCTTATCCTGTAAGTCAGAATTAAGAGAATCAACAGATTTTATTTCATTCTCAATAGTTCTGGAAGTATCAATAGATTCTTTCTTCTTCTTTGGAACTATCACTTCTTCAATAACAGCATTAGTCATTGCCCTTTGTCCACCCTCAGATTCTTTATATTTTGCAACGACTGCTTTTTGCTTTCCTTTTGGAATATCAAACTCCTTAACAGAAGTAATAAAGTTTCTGGCAGCCCTTTCGGTAGGTAAACTATCTATTGCTTCCCGATCAATTTTATCATCCTGAATCATCTTCAGACGTTCAAGAGAATAGGAAACCCGGCTTTCATTCCAGTTAAGAAACTGTGAAATCATATCCTTACCTATAATAGTTAGGCGTCCATGGGAGCTTAACTTCTTCACTTCTTCCGGGTGCTGCTCAAGAAATTGCTTTGTGACCCTGACCGTCTCATCAATGACTCTCGGCAATGCTGTCCATGCTTCCATGTTCTCATTTGCCATAATCTTTATCATTGTTGCATCATCCAATTCCTTCACCGGAATATCAACAAAGTCTATGGACTTAAACACTTCTCTTATTGCTGCCAGTCTGTGATGACCATAAGCAATTTGATATTTGTTTCCATGTTTCCGGGAAAGTATATTATCCCAAAATCCTGTTTGCCGGATAGATTCAATAAGGCTTTTCACCTTTGCCTCATCCATAGGATAATTATTCATATCCCTGTATGGATTAGGTTCTAAATTCTTAATTTGTACTTTCATATATAAAAAAATTAAGCCCCACTAAAAAGAAAAAGCCAGAGGTAAGTACAACCGAACCTTCTGGACAATTCCCCGTTAATGGGGCAATTTTAAAATTAAATAATTTCTTCATGTTGTACTTTTAGAATACCAAAGATAAACCTATTTTTTGATTTTCATAATGTTTTCGATAATATTTTGATTGTCCTCAATCCAGAACGGAGTACTTTGGTATTTTGAATACCTGTCAAAATTTTCTTTTACATACTTTTGAAACTTATCTGAATAGGTTGTAATCTGTTTAGCCTTTAGCGGTTCATTACCTTTTAGGTATGCGTTAAAATCATCAGGAGGCATTAAAACAGCGACCGCATGACAAAGGCAAATCGGATGCCAGCCTACCCAAACAAATGTTTTTGGATAAGTACCTTCACATTCATCACAAATATCAAATATTTTATGCTGTGCTGAAAGTGATATTTTTTTACCAATAACCATCGGAAGTTTCAACCAACGAATATGGTCTGCCAGAAGATACGCCTGATTCGTGTTTGTACGTGCCACACGCATAGCATTTTTATAAGCCGAGTTATACACTCCCTGGCCTGGTTTATTCTCCAACATTGCCTTACTTGCAATAAGACGGCCATTATTATCACGTACACGACGAAACAAAGCATCTGGATTTTTAAGGTAAGTTCTAATCCTGCGTGAAATAGTACTGGCACTGTCCCCATTCGCTAATCCGATACCTAAATGAATTTTAAGTTCGCCCCTTAATTGTTTTGCTACCTGCCAAACTGAATCTGAAAGTGTTTTAGTTCCATGCTTGCCGGAAATAAACGCTTTGAGTGCCGGAATGTTAGGCAAAAAGTATTTTGCAGATTGTACTGCTTTAATTTTGCCAATAGTTGAAAGGTAATCTTTTACTATCTGATCATTTTTAGAGTTACTTAGTCCCCAGCTCTTTTCAATATCCAGTTCAGTTAAATCCAAAACGTCCTTATGAAACGACTCAATTATGATGTCAATCTTTTTATTGATAGCACCGTTATATCGGAAACTTTTTGAAAATTTTATAGAAGGATCATTTGAAAGTAAGGCAAATTGTTCAGCAACCCGGTTAAATATTTCCCGGAATTTTTTATCATACTGCAATTGCCGTTTTAAAAACTTATTGCGATATTCGAGTGAATGATCAGGCATAACCTTCTGATTTAAGTACCAAAGTTACACCATTTTTTAATTGTCCCATCTGATCGCACCATTTAATTGACCGTTCAAAATTATCATTTAAGGCCGGTAACATATCATCATAAATTCCAGGCTTTAAATAATTACAAACAGCAACTATCTCTTCCACGTCATTAACATCAATAATCCCGTCCATATTAAAGAAGTCGCTAATATTCCTGCACCCATAATAAATCGGTACTGTCCGGGTCTGAAAGCAATCAATAAGTTTTTCGGTAAAGAAATTAGCTATTGAAGTATTCTCAATCGCAATATGAAACATGGAATCAAATAGCGGATTTTTTGAGTCACCCAAAATTAACTGCCCTGTATAGTCTGCCTCATTCCACGGAACGAATGTATGAAAATGTTTTGCATTGCCGCTTAGATAGAATTTTTTCGGAATGGTTATCATATCCTTTTTTCTCCATAATTCATGCCTTAATTCGTGACCTTCTAAAGTCTGAATATTCTTACCCCCGACGACAGTTGAAACGCTAAACTCTTTTCTTGGTTCATAACCTTTGACCCACGTATTCGGAAAGTGAAATAACCTTGCTTTTGGATTCGTCTGCAGAACTTCTTCCTGGTATGTCAGTACGTAATTATAATAACCTTTATACTTTTGTACAAGTGGAACCATAGGCGACCGCCACGGCTCTTGTAAGATGATAATACGAAGCGAATCCGGCGGGATATCTTCTAAAGTAAATTGATCTATATAGACATTGACTTCTTTGTTGCAGTCAATATCTAAATTGATCGGATAGGCGTAATGAAATTTAACCTTCATGATATAAAGTTCCAGTCATTTAAAAAAACATCTGTTATCTCATTTGCAATAGTCCCGGAAAACCAAACAGCCGGAGCGCAAACAATTTTATTTGTATTTTCATTCAGGTATGCACCCCAACGGGAATAAGTCGAATTTGCTATTATATTGTGTGTGCATTTAGTCTGCAGGTAGAAATCAATGTAATCAGGGACACCTTCGCTAAATATTACCCTTTGATCTTTAAATGTCTCTTTACACCACGGAATGTCATCAGAGATAATATAAATATGGTCTATCTGAGTCTTTGAATCCATAAAAGATAAAGCCTTTTTATAGTAATTTTCACCACAAATATGACTCGCATTTATAAGATAGTCACCCCTTCTGACGTGAAGCGAAACACTATTTATAAAATCAAACTTTATACTTTCAAGCATCTCGTGATCTTTGAATAGTTCAATAATTTCCTTCCGGTATTTGTCGAAATATTTCTCACTTGAAAAGTACCCACCGATCATTAGATTCTTTTGGTAAGGAATAGGGTCATAATTATACCTTCGTTCCTGATAATATGCTTCTTGCTTCCAACCTGGCGGTAAATCTTTGAGCTTTCTGAAAACGTTATTCCGGTATGTTGATGGATGAACTCCCTGACTCAATGAACCCATATTAAGATTAAAGGCACACTCATCATTATTTTCGAGTGCAAGGGCGTAAGCGGCTGCTATTTGAAACATCCGTCCCCCTAAACCACCACATAACATTGCTGAAATCATCTGTTTAAAATTTCTATTATAAAGTCCATATCCTTTTCGCTTAAATCCTGATGATTAGGCAGATAAAATCCAAAGTTATGAATTAAATCAGCATTTGGATATTTATAATTTCCATGTTTTTTCATCCAGAATGGTTGTTTTCCGATTGACCCCGCTATCAGTGGCCTGGTTACAACTCCATTTTCCTGCAGTTCCCTGACTATCCGGTCTTTTTTAATACTCACAACAGGATAGGCAAAATTTGAAACATAACCCCTTTCTTTAAGAATCAGAATATTATCTTTGATATGTTTCAGGTAGTACCGAAAATTATAGTTTCTTTTTTTGGAAAACCGAGCGAGTTTATCCAATTGTCTGAGTCCGATAAATGCCTGCAGATCAGTTGACCTTAAATTAAGTCCCGGATAATAGAAAGTATAAAGAGAATTGAAATCTTCAACGTTCCACTTCTTTTTATGCCGCTGCGTTGTCTGGGCATCCCAATCACGATCCCATCCGTGGTTACGCATCGAAACAAGAAAGTTATATAATTCGGTGTCGCTTGTATTTATAAAACCTCCCTCAATTGTACTCAAATGATGCCCATAATACATGGAAAATACAGACGAATCGCCATACCGTCCCAGCATCTCAGCGCCAATACGTGAACCCATGCTCTCGCAGTTATCTTCAATTAATATAACATTAAATTCCTTGCATAGATTAACGATACTATCCATATCCGGGATTAATCCAAGGGGCGCAACGGAAATAAATATATCAGGCTTAAACTCGGCAAATATTTCTCTTAACTCTTTCAGGTCACATGACAGGTCCCTGAGATTGCAATCACAAAGCCGAACATCATAACCTAATAACATCGGAGAACTGACATCCGTGACCCAGCTCAATGCCGGAACCACTATCTTAGGATTATAACCAAGTATTTCCTTATATGCTGCCAAAAGCAAGAGAATACCTGACGATCCCGAATTGACAAAAACAGAATATTCAGTTCCGACCTTCTTTGCCCACTTAGATTCAAGTTCTTTTGTAAGGGGCCCTTTTGTTAGCTGTGGAATAGGGTCTTTTTGCAGCCATTCGATCAGTGCGTTGATATCTTCCCGGTCTATTGTATCACTTACAAGGTTTATCATCTCTTTAAATTTAAATAAGTTGGTTTCCCGGAATAGATAATTTCTGACAAGTTAAAACCTTCTTCCGGCACTAAAAAATTAATATTTTTGAACTGCTTTAATATCTCATGATCTGAAGCATCATGACTAAATCCCTCATGAGAGTAATCCTGACCCCTACCGGCTCCTGCAAGTATTACCGGGATGCTCTCATGGTCGAGGTATAGCCGAATCGCTTCCATTGGTCTGAAAATAAGAAATGGCGTGATTGTGTAAACTACCGGGATACGACCCGACAAAGCTAATCCGACTGCCATAGTTATTGCTGCCTGCTCCGCTGCACCAACATTATAAAACTGATCCGGCATCTCTGATCTTATACGGTCAGCATAAAAATAACCAAGGTCAATAGAAATAAGAATAATATTTTTATCCTTAACCATTAAATCATAAAGAGAATCAAAAAAGTACTTTCGCTGATTCATTTTTTCTTATTTTATGATCATATCTACTATGACATGGTACACACATTCTTTTAAAATCAGACTTATCTCTTATATATTTCCCTGAAAGATTTGCCCAATGATATTTTCTATTTGAGTCACTAAGTCCGCAAACTTCACATCCTATTGGTTGTCCCAAATGTTTTGTTACCCAGTCATGGATACCATAATAACCTACCTTTTCGCCTTTCCATTTAGGATGTTTCGTTTCATCCATTCCAATTCTCGACCTTCCATCATAAGCACCAAAACAATTGCGTGAACAAAATATTTTTTCACCCCAACGTTTTATCCCATAAGAAGAAGCGACACCTTTTTTATTATAACTGGCAATATTATAATATTTTTTACCACACTCTAAACAATATTTATATTTTTCCGTTACTCTTTGATCTATCTGTTTCCTTTTACCACGGATAGCTTCAAAATAGCAATCTCTTGAACAAAATTTAGTTTTCCAGTTTTGATTTTTAGGAGAAAAATCAACTCCGCATTGTTTACATTTTAGTATTCTCATTGTTCTCATAAAAATTGCCCATACCAATTACAGAGGCGATCCAGTCGTGTAATATTACACAATTTGGCAATGTAACTGATATGGGACTTTTTGTTTTTCATAACTGAATCGCATTACAAATATATAAAATAATCAAATCAACTGCAAATTTTCTTCTCATGATATGTAAAAATATACTGCCCCGTAATCCGGGAGGCTGTTAAATGTTATTTCCGGATGCCTTAACTTAAATTCTGCCAAAGCCGTAACAACACCCTCAATATTTACCGTATCATCCATTACAACAAATAACCTCTTCTTCTTTGCGAATAATTCTGCAAGTTGTAAATCTAAAGTGACATATTCAAAAGAATGGTTGCCATCAATAAATAAAACGTCTGGCTCAATAAGTTCATACAATTTCCCTTTCAAAAACGCTTCATCAGTCATATCAAAATGAAACACATTATCACAATCTTTTGTATTATTATAAAATACCTCTCTTATTGCAGTAAATAAATCACCTTTTCCAACTCCATTCCCTGATGTATGTCCATCCTCAATAAATGGATCAATAGAATAGAATGTCTTGTCAGGGAATTTATTGCTTAACATTGCGATTCCCTCCCCATCATATGAACCTATTTCTAAATATACCTGATTACTGTATAAGTTATCAGTTATTATTCCTTCGTATAATTGCCTCGCTAACATCAGATAGTTATATAATGTGCTGATAATCCTTTTAATCCATAATCTTCCACTTTTGTATATCTTATTTCAATCTTTGGGAATATATGTATAACATTCCATTGCATCCAATCTTCTATAGAATCATAAGCTGAAAACCCGTTCCAATTAATGTAAACCTTTAAGTTTGTGACATTATATTTTCTAATCACATTTGCAGACTCGTAGATAATGCCTTCAAAAGCCTCCCCGTCAGAAATAAGACAATAGACGTTTTTTGTCCTGTCTGCCAGTGCCATCCCTACTGATATACCAAGTCCCATTCCGAGTGACCCGGTTGAACAATATATTTTATCTTCTAAATCCCGATGCGGATGTGTGCCATGTTTTAAGTAAAGTTTTTCAGCATCAAAACCATAGTATTTTTCAAGGATGCAATAAAGAGATAGTCCAGCATGTCCGCAGGAAAGGACAAATGGCTCATCTTCTTTTTTAATCCGGTAAATCTCATCAATTATCCCTAAAGATGTATAACAAGATCCAAGGTGAGATAATTTGTATTTTTTAGCTATTTCTGTTATTCTGCCAAGCATTTTCTCCATTTATGCGATGCTTCCTTTCTTATTAATTTCATGTCTTGTGAGTTTTTAATAGCGTGACATTGATTCATAAGTTCTTTTTAATCCTTCATACATTCCAATATCTTTTACTCCCTCTTTACATACCCAATCTTCATTGTCATAGATCCTTAAAGTCCCTGATGTGTATTTCAGTTTCTTCCCGGAAATCTGTTCTAACATTCTTACAACTTCGAGGTTTGATATTTTGATCCCAGCACCTATTCGAGTCGCCCCGGCAAATAATGCTTCAACTGCACAGTCAATATAAACCCAGTCATGGCAGGCTCTTTCATCAAGTATCATCTCTGCACCTGTATTCAGACAATCTATGATGGTAGGAATAAACCGGTGTTTCTGTTCACCGGGGCCATAAATAGAATAAGGCCGGACGTTAATCACATTCTTATACATCCCTGCCAGTTGTTCACCGCAAAGCTTCGTTATGGAATAATATGTAGGCTTATCAAAGAAAGTTACTGATGAAGTCGATAGATTATAAAATGTCTTATAATTAAATTCTTTAGCGGCCTCCAAAAGATTGTATGTTCCGATAATGTTAGCATTTACCACTCCTATAAAATCTCTCTGATAATACTGGTTGCCATAGGCTGCGAGGTGGATAATCACATCAGGATTATTTAAATAAAATAACTGCTTGAGTTGCTCAATTGACTGGTGCCGTGGGATGGAAAATACTGATTTACCCTCCAGGTACTTTGTTATCGCAGTTCCTAAAAAACCTGACTGCCCGGAAATATAATAATTCATAACAGTCCCCCGTCCGGATGATAGTGATCGTAAATAAGAATTCCTATTACAAATATAGCCCATGCAAGTGTAGGAATCCATGCATATTTCGTATTGCCACTATAATCCTCTGCCATACCATAAAACATTAATCCCCCCAGTATTATAAGTAACGCAATAACAAAAACTGCAACTATATTTTCCCATATAGTCCCCCACTTTACTTCCTTTAATCTTATTGTTTTCATAATTTTGATATTAAAATTTCTTTACAACTTTTTCAATGTATTCAAATATTTCACCTCCATAATGCGGCGCAGCTCCAATAAAAAATACTTTATCGAGTACTTTGTTTGCCTCTGGATAGTTTCTGTAATCATCATGAAAAGCGTAACCGGGATGCATCAGAATATTACCTGTAAAATAATTCCTTGTCTGGATGAGGTGTTTTTCAAGGTGTGCGACTAACTTATTTTTTAATCCGTCCTCGCAAATAAAAGGAGTCCCAAACCAACAAACATCAGCCCTGCCTAATGTCTGAACCCCATGCACTCCTGGAATCTTACTTACAATTTTCTCTATTATTGTTTTTGAATGTTTTCGCCGGGCCTCAATCTCTGTAAATTTGTCGAGCTGGACCAATCCTATTGCACCCTGTAAATCAAGTGGTTTAAGATTATATCCCATGTTTGAAAATACGTATTTATGATCGACAATCCCGTCATAAGCTTCGAGCCATTTATCAAACCGGTGGCCGCATGATCCTTTCAGTAACATATTATCTGAACCGATACAATTACAATCCCGTCCCCAATGAGCTATACTTGTCATAATTTCCATCAGGCCTTTATCATTAGTACTGATCATACCTCCTTCCCCGGTACATAGTGTATGCGCGGCATAAAATGAACAGGATGAAGCGATACTATATTCATTCAGGTATTTCCCGTTCCACTTTGTCCCCAGAGAATCGCAGTTATCCAGGATCGGTTTCAATCCATACACATCACATAAATACAAGAGTCGGTCAATGTCCGGCGGATTACCAAGTACAGGACTTAAGAATATCGCTTTGGTACGATATCCTATCTTTGATTCAATTTGATCTAAGTCAAAATTCAGGGTGTTCCATTCAATATCTACAAATACCGGGTTGAGCCTATTTTGATAAAGCACAGATATTGTTGTCGGAAATCCAACTGATGAAACAATAACCTCATCTCCGTCCTGCCAGTTATAATATTTTTTTAGAGCGGCAATCATAACCAAATTAGCCGATGATCCAGAATTGACCATTAAAGAATAACCAGAATTAAATTTCCTACTGAATGCCTTTTCAAAAACATTAACCTGGCCGCCTGATGAAATCCACGTACCGTTAAGGAATGTATTTATTGCCGCTTCACTTTCTTTATTGTCCCAGTATGGACCGGAATAAGGAATGACAGTTTTACCTGGTTTGAAGTTCACAGAATTATAAAGATATGGTGCAACATGATTGCCAACTAAAGATTCTATTTTATCAGGTAATATCATAGATCAAGTGTTAAAATATGTTTTGCTCTATATTCCTTATTTTGTCTTAATATTTCAAAAACTCTTTGGTTTATCTCCCATTTTGACGGGTCCCATGCCGTTGAATGATGCTGATGAAGCACAATAGGGTTATCGGTTATTTCAACCTTCAATCCTAACATTGCTATCTGATGAAGGAAGTAATTATCTTCATAAGCGCAACCATCTTTAAACCGTTCATCAAAACCATTTAACTTAATCAGGTTCTTTGTTGTAATTGCTGAACAGAAGTTATAACCTACCGGTCTTATCTCAGGATGATTATACCACGATCTTTGCCCATCCGTAGTGCATGGCCTATTCAGCATCTCGAATGACCCAGGCGTTTCGTCCTTGCCTAAAGAATAACAACCAAAGGAAATATATGTTTTGTCCGTTACCTGTTTGGCACGGCTTAATATGTCCCCGTGATGATAGCACTCTGACTGTTGCATGATAATAATATCCGGGTTTTCCTGAATTGCATAGAATAAACCCATGTTAATAATGCCTGTATAGATATGCACCCACGGTTCGGTAGTGAATTTAATTACCCGGACTTTGTAAGGCAAATCAGGGAATATAATATCTTCTTTGCTGTTATCATCAACTATAATCACACTGAAATCTTTAGGATCGTATTGAAGTAACGACTTCAAAGTCCATTTTAAGGATTCCGGGCGGTTGATGTATGTCATTAAAATAACTACTTTCATGATTCCATTTCTAATTCGTTTCCGGTTAAAGCAAAGTAAAGGTTCTGAAGCTGATGGACATATTTAAATTCAGTCCAGCAACAATCATCAAAATTAAACTTAGGGTAAAAGAGTTTGCAATCCGTTTCTATTACAAATCTGTCATCCCCCTCCCACCCTATGCCCTCTTTATGTTCAAATACCTGACCATTAAGTCCAATGCTTTTAAATCCGAATTTTTCTAACCACAACTCGGTTAATGGGACAGGAATTGCCCAACCTGGATGTTCAGAAAGCGCATAAAATTCACTGGCTTTTATAGGCCTTATCTCATTAGGGAACTTTCCCCCTCCTGCAATTAGAAGCTCTACTATATTCCCGATTCTTAATTCCTGTATTTTCATCTGAATATTCCTCCCATACTATGTGATTCCCGACAAGTTTTGAAGTAATACTGCTCATCCGCTGGCATATCTTCAAATTTAAAGTAATACCACGGCATATGGCGACAGGTATATGGCCTGTTAGTCCTTATCCCTTTAGTTGAATGAAAAGGTACTTTGTATAATGCAAACGTGGTATCGACAGGTGCGTCATAATACCTGCCATCAAGTGGATTCTGCCAGAATTGTATTTCCCAGTCAAGAGGACAAAAAGGTGTTTTTGGAAGGTCTTTTATTTCAAGTGAAAACCCGCATTTATCAAATTGAGGGTAACGATTTAATCCTTCCTCCAAAACACTCAGAAAGTCATCCGGAATGCCTGTTAAGTCCAAGTCAGGATCGGTGACAATGTAATTACCTGTTATTCCGAGCTTCTCCAAAAGGTTCTGTTCCCAGACTACCTTGTAACCGTAATTCTGAGGCATGCGGATAATCTGATAAGGAGTTGTTTTGTAGTATTCTAATAATGGCGGGTAATCAGAATTGTTATCGACAAAAATAGGATCAACATTTATCTCCCAAAGCCAATCCGCAATTTTTACGGGCAGTTGCAAGCGATTGTACACAATGATAAATGCCTTACACTTCATGACAAACAAAATATTCCGGTGTTTCAATCTTCTTACCTTCAAACTTCCGTAGTTGCTGGATGAACTGATAATCGTGACCATATCCGGCCTTTTCCCATTTCAACTTAAGGCGTGAAGCATGGCAGATATTCGAGGTTCCGCAATGACCGTACAAAGAAACGTCAATTTGCCGCTCAATGAACTCAGTGCCTGACCATCTGAAGTCGTTAAAATACAGCCAGTTCTCAGTATTATCCATCTGATCATTGATTTTCCGTAAATGATCCGGGCCATACTTATCGTCATTGTCAATATAGATAATATACTTACCTTTTGCGGCCTCAATACCGGCGTTCCGGGGTGTATTCGACCATAGCTCTTTACGTTCGACTCTTAAAAGATTAATCCGCTTATCGGTGAAATTGTGCTTAACTACAAATTCAGTTAAAGGGCATCCATCAGCCACTATGATTAACTCAAAGTTTTCGTATGACTGCTTTAAAACTGATTCCACAGCCCGGATGAGTTTTTTATCTTTGCCGGTCGCTGATCCCGGGTAGTCGGAAAGCAGGGATGCCATAATCACGCTAAACTTCATACTATTTCCAATTAGTTGACCTAAATAAAAATCCACATAAAAGATTAATTCCTAAACTCTGCCAAAAAGTTAGTTTCATTAATCCAAATATTGTTGGCATAAGCCAATTCCAAAGCCACATTACTGGAAATGCCAAAAGAAGTCCAATTCCAATTATTAAAGCAATTACGCCCAAAATTTTAATTACTTCTTCCATCTTGTCAGTTATTAAAAGCCCCGCAAACAAAAGGGCTATCAACTACACCCGAGGGGATAATTGCTTTTGTTTTTGGGGCTGTTACTGTTTTTGATTGCATAGTGTAGTTAATAGCCGTAACAAATTTACACATTTTTTTGAATAAACAACTAAAGCAAAGAATTTATTATATCAACTCTCAAATCATTCACCTTCGATAAAAGCAAGCAATCGCAAACATACTCCCACGCCTCTTTTGTCAATTTAGTTTTATCTGCTTCGCCTGAAAGAACTGACCTGATCGCTTCGTAATAAGAAGGGCCGTCAGTATAAGGCAATGATCCGGGAGCGTTCCACCATGCAGGAGCAACACACACGGCCCCGAAGTAAGTCGCCTCAATATATGCGATATTGCTTTTTGCCCTGTTAAATAGATTGTCATGAAGTGGAACATGAAGACAGGACGGGGCCATATCAAAGAGAGTTTTCATGTACATGGCAATATCCAATGACGGGACGTGTCCTTTGTTATCTGTTTCAGTCAGGAACCAGGGCGAAAACCCGCAAAACATGAATCTCCATTCCGGGAACTCTTTAGTAGCTTCATTAATCTGCTTGCTGAATGACATCAGGTCAAAGATATGCGCCTCAGGACCACGCCAGACAATATGATTTGTCCGCTTTGGTAATTCGGGACGTTTGAATAGCAAGTCATTTAAAGCGTTCGGGACAATATGAATATTCTTGTTAAAATCGCTGTATGCCTGCCTGAGGTATTCCGTTGGCACACTTACAACATCTGCCAGCTGCAGCATTGCTTTTATATTACCCTGAGTCTCAGGGTTGTTATAAAGTGCATAAGTCGGATTCTCAGGATTAAGAGCAAAAAGGTTATCATCATAGTCCAACCAGATTTTTACACCGCACTGTTTAGCATAACCGCAAACATTAAGCGACTCCTTTGAAAATGCCCTCTGATGGTAAATGAGATCGAACTGAGTCAAGAATGACCAGTTCATCGGGGCCTGGTTCATCTGTACCAGTGTAATGTTGTGTTTTGTTTTCCTGCGAAGGTCTTTTAAGACTCCTGCTGAGCGATAAAAACTGCAAGTATCTCCATTTTCAATAGTTAAAAAAAGTACTTCTGCCATAGGTTTTTAGCTTGTCTCCGATAGGCTGGAGGTTTTTGACTAAGTTTAATAATATCAATTAATTACAAATTATCATTTTCTGACCCGGAAAGCTCCGCCGTGGCATCTGCTTTCATACGCTCCATCTCTACTTTTGAATCTTTAACCAAAGGATTCTTTTCTATTGCTGTTTCTTTTGACATTATCCCTCCTGTGACAGCTACCGATAAATTATCAATAATTTCCGTTGTGTTCATTGGAAGGTAAGGTGTAACCTCAGGCTTCAATTGAACTGTCCTGCATTCACTTGCCAGCGAAGTGTCGATTAGAGCTCCTATGGCCGCCTTGATGATATTTAACCGCCTTTGAAGTCCTATCCCGAACGTTTCCTCTTCCATGCGAACTGCCATATGCGGATCTGAGAAAATCATTTCTGCTGCAAATCCTGACATCTGGCCTATTGTCATCATTTGGTCAAATGATATGTTCGGAGTCTGCGACATTGCATGAATGAACTTTTCAAGATTCGTCTGCTCCAGGCTTATCGACTGCGGCTCTGAGGCTAAATTAGCGTAACCGGCCGTTGCCCCGTTCTCGAGTTGCATAACTGACCCCTGAGCGTTGTCAATTATCTCGCCCTGGATTTCACCGGCCACGGTGAAGATAGGCGCCCCGAACTTATCGTTCATCCCGCCGTGATTCGAAGTCAATGTTTCGTGACGGTCAATCATTGACTGCACGTTATGCCATACCGGTTTTTTCTGATTGTAGTATTCAACTAGAATCTTCTTTGCGGGATTCGGGACCGGATTAGCGGGGATATAGTCGCCTGTCTCCACTGATTTGCCAATTGCATCAGGATCAAGTGTCCACTGGCCATCTTTTTTGATGTACTTGTAAGTAAATTCAGCAGTGTAAATATCCGAATGCTCAATATCTTTGCCGTTCTCGGATAACTTATAATCCCTGCGAAATGATATCATCGTTCCGTTACTGTCAAACAGTGGGTAAAGAGTGTCACCAAGTTCCGGGGAGACAATCTTGCTGTTTAGTGTAAACTTGTATTTTGGATCATTCGTTTCAACATAATACCAAATAACAGCGACTTCCAGCTCAGACAACTTCCGGCGCAGGATCTCTTTATTCTTGTAATCCATTTTATTGTCGTTCTGGATCCTCTCTACCAACTTAACAAGCTGTTTTTCTTTTTCGCTTTCAGTATCCCATATTACATTTGTTTTAACAGGATGCGAAAGTGTGAACCCGACCCGGCGTTCTGTGATTATGTTCTGCCAGGGAATGCCGACTCTCACAACATCTATCCACTTATCGGTCCAGTTAACATTACCTGCAGAGTCTTTTGTGCCTGAATCAATTTTGATCTTACGCATTGGCCGGATAGCCTTATCAAAGACATCATGAGTATCGACATTGTACTGTTTAATAGCATCTGCCTGAACCCCGGTATCAACCTGGCGGGTGAATAGCTTATCAATCGCTTTAAAGTCCTGTGATTTAATTACGTCAAGTGCTGCCATATCTTTTTGTGTAAAGTTATTTAAATTTTTCCTAACAGGCTTGAAAGGTTTGTTTTTTTACGATTATGTCCGATAACCTCTTCTAGAATCACATAACGCCCTGCGTCAATACTGTTATGTACTAATATGCCATTTGCGAAATATTCATGCACTCCTTCGACGTGGATATCGAATACCTGCATCTTTTCGCCTTTTACGCAATGCTTTTGCTTTACAGTTTGGATGACAGTATTTTGATATTCCTGAATGTCTTGTTTGATATTCTCTTCCGCAAAATTGACAGATAAGCGTTTTTTGTCCTTTATCCTTCCATCCTTCTTTACTATGTTCTGAGTGCCATTCTCTTCCTTCTTTTGAACCATGCCATTCTTTTGCTTTTTCAATACCCGCATTATGAAATTTATCAAACCATTCTTTGTCTCGCGAAAACCGCGACTTCCCATGTTCTGACAAATGCTGATGCTTTTCTTTAATTTCAATATTTTCGGGTTGATTATCCCATGTATTTTCGTTTTTATGATGAACAGTAAACCCCTTAGGAACTTTGCCATTATAAAATTCCCAGACTGCGACATGCATCCGTTTTGTTCCTCTTGAAAAGTATCGTTCTCTTGGATAAAGTCTGTATGTTTTCCCATTAAATGTTTGCTCAGGAATACCTGCATCCCCGATTCTAATTGTGAAATCTGTTCCCATCCTTGCGTTGTTTTAATTAAATGATCTTCTGTACAATGCAAAGATAATGAAAACATATCGAATTGTATCGAATAGTTATTAACTTGTTTTAATCCATTATGATATAATTTTATAACCCGACTAAATCCTTCCGAAGTTAAAACATCATCAGATGTTTTTATATCACAAATATTTTTTATTCCTTCTTTCGTAATTATTTTAGTATCTGAAACAAAACAGTGATTAAACTCATCAACTGGCTGGTTAAGATATCTACCTTCCTTATCCTGATCATAAACGTAATTATCTATTTCCTTCTTAATATTAGTCGACCTCTTGGTGATTTTGAGATTATACTCTTTCATCTTTGCCAGCCCGGCATTGATTGATCCCTGAAACTTTTCAACCGCATGGATATTTAACCCTGCATTATGTATCTCATCTATTAGTCTGGGGTCTGCACTTTCAGAAATAATCTTTTTATTTTGACATTCTGATTTTAAGACTTTAATAATATCATTTGTCAACATTTTAG